GGTTAAATGGCCGGTAACCTATTTGCCTAGGCCCTTTATTAAATAGAAACAATTTCATTTTTCATTACAACTGTGATGGAATTTGTAGTTGATAACATTTTAGTACAGCTTTTGGCCGAACAGATATAGCATAGTTTGTGAAATCTATTTGCAAATTTGTAAATAATCTTTCACTAAGACTAGCGGGGTCATTGGGGACTGCACTGGTATCTAACTCATAATGAGTTTGCCAGACAACCTCAATTGCTTTAATAGGGAAGGCAGAAATTCCAAGGGACTTTGTTAGGTTAAATAACCTATTTGTCCTTGGTCTTCAAGGGTGTTTCACCTCAGAGATAACGCCGTAACCTTTAAAGGTCAATCCAATGTCCAAACTTTCCAATCTATTCAATGAATCCATTGTAGTAGAATCGGAAGAACTGTTGAGTCGGGCGAAGAGTTTTTCACTCTCCGACAATAGTATTTTTGATGTAACCTCAGGTATAGAACCGTCCATTACTCAATACTGATCAGGATCTGAGAAAGAATTGAGTTCTTGAGGGCTCGAAAACGGAACAGTCATAATACCTTCAAATATCTTATTTTGTTTATCGTTAATGCTTCGCATTAATTCTAAACCAGAATAAGTATTGTAGTTATCATAAAAGTTCTGTATTCCGAACGCTTCAATTGCCTCTAAAATTTTATCAGCTGATATAAATTCAGAGTAATCCATTGCTAAGGAATTCCTTAACAATGTCATACCACACTGATCTTTAAAGAGTATGGTCATTAAATGAAAGGTTCTTACGTATTCTGCATACCTGCTTAAATAATTCTTTTTTAAGGTCTCCCGCAAAATATTTTTAATAGGGATTAATCCTTGAAAAGATCGCTCCTCTAAATGAGCAGCGAGCTGTCCGATATCCAAGATATTTCTTGAAACGGCACGGCATACATTGGCAGATACTCTAGATACGTCATACCCGTAGTTCATGTTCCTTGAAACAAATTCGCCAACCTTATTATCAAGGCGAGAAATTTTTGACTTCTTCCACGCAATATCTATCCCACAATCTTTATAGATCATGAAGATAAAATCTTGCGGGTCGTAGCCTCAAAAATCATCTCCAACCTTGCTAAAAAGTGACGAGCTCATCTTGGTAATTCCATAGTCTTCACTGTACACCATATTTAGTAATACTAAATCGGTTGCAGTGGCTATGTCGAATGACCCGGGTGTTCCCATTCCTTGACCTCTATTATATTTAATAGGGTCTTTAGAATTTTTGAGCGTCCAAGGACAATTAACTACAAGGGCCATCCACTGGTCAGCAATTTCTTTACTAAATAATTCCGACATAAATATATGCTGGAGTTCTTTAGGAAATGCATCCGTTCAAGAGACAATGTCATATGACTTGACTCCATTACGATTGTATTTCATTAAGTTTTTGAAACCTTGTGGATGATCCTTAGAGAACGATACATCAGGATACTGTTCCTGAATTCACTTTTGTACTATCCTCATAATGGGCTGAAGGAGAACAGATGTTCAATAGTCGCTAATAGCGACCAATCGACATTTATTACCCTTATCACGTACTGTTGTTACATAACGTAACCTTATACGGTCAACCCTACTATGCTGAGAAGCTCGCGTTTGCATGTATTCATACAAATCAGAGTTTCCGGATAGTTCACACAATTTCTTAAAATGAGGATGGAGCTCACTGTTTATCAAGGCATATGCCTCAACATCAGTAGTCATCCATTTTGGCTTATTATTAGGCCCGTTGCGAGTAACTTTGGTAAATGGTCTTGCGACTATTTCACCTTCGTACTTCGTACTACCAACTCTAGTTTTACAAAATTTTGTAAATCTTTGAATTAGTTCGGGTTTTATAGTAGAGGGTTTAACGATTTCGGAAATATCCGGAGTGTCATTCCCTTTAGCCAATCTATTAAGATATAAAAGTGACCTTATTATACGATCTGAGATAGGACATTTCCTATCCCTAATGTTATAATAAAGAGGTCTAAGGAAACTCAAAATGCTAGGCCACCGATCTTTACGACCAGTACTAAGCATTTTTGGTGTTCCAGGGTTTTCACCCTCCATCATTCTTATGGCATACAATCGTATGTCATTGAATCTGGCTGTGCCTTCTATCACTTTATGATTTTTAATTAAATCATTGTGGATTTTAGTGATTTTTTGAACTGCAGGCCTTGCCGCGAATGGAATACCATTCGAATCAGCAAGGTTCTGTAAAATGTCTGAAAAAATGTTGTTGTTTCCTTTAATTAGGGCTTCAACACTATAGGCTTTAACTACCCTCTTCTGTTTAGAAAGAGATTTCTTTTTAACAGTAGTCAATTTCTTCTCCTCTTTTGGAGTTGAAGTTCTGTGGTTCGACAGTTTAGAAAATAGTCTAGTTTCCTCTAGAACTACTTTGGGATTATACCCTAAATGGCGTATGTTTCCCGTAGTGAAATATCTATGAAAGCATATTCCGTGGTTCGACGAAAAAATTCTATTTAATCTAAATAGTCTTGTTAGCATAATTATTATTATGTCTTTCAGTAACCTATAGCGGATACCCCGCGACAAACGGTTCATCGACACCTGGATTGACGGGC